TTCGCCCTACCATAGGACGAGAATTCTGGACTTCAATTAGTCCCACATTAGCAACTGGTGGTAAGTGTATTATTACTTCAACACCTAACAGTGATGAAGACCAATTTGCTACCCTATGGAAAGGTGCTAACAAGTGCTTTGATGAGTTTGGCAACCCAACTGAAATTGGTGTTAACGGATTCAAAGCATTCCGTAGCTATTGGCGTGATCATCCAGATCGTGATGATAAGTGGGCTGCAGAACAGCGAGCACAGCTAGGCGACGAACGTTTCCGCCGAGAAATGGACTGTGAGTTTATTATCTGGGACGAGACGCTAATCAATCCAGGGCATTTAGTCGAAATGTCGGGTCTAGATCCTATAGAACGACAAGGACAAGTACGCTGGTATAAGAAACCAGAACCACAGTATACCTATGTAGTAGCCATGGATCCTAGTCTGGGCACAGGTGGAGATCCTGCGGCTATACAGATATTCGAATTACCCACATTTAAACAAATAGGCGAATGGCAACATAATCGTACACCAGTGCAACAACAAGTCGGTATTCTAAGTGAGATTATTCGCTATCTAAACGAAACGGTAAATCAAAACAATATCTATTACTCAGTGGAAAACAATACCCTAGGTGAAGCGGCTTTAATATCTATTAGTGAAATTGGAGAAGAAAACATCAAAGGTATTTTCTTAAGTGAACCTAAACGTGCAGGTAGTGGTCGCAGATATCGCAAAGGGTTTAACACAACCAACAGCACTAAAATTGCCGCATGTTCTAAACTTAAAAATCTAATTGAAAGCAAACGTATGACTATTGTAAGTAAACCACTTATATCAGAACTTAAAACGTTTGTAGCCAACGGTCCTAGCTTTGCTGCAAAACCAGGCGAAACAGATGACCTAGTAATGGCACTTATTCTAGTAGTACGTATGGCTATGATGTTACAGAGCTTTGATAGTCAAATTGATTATACAATGAAAGATAGCCTAGAAGACATCATTGAGCCGATGCCGTTCTTTATCACTTAAGATAAATAATACTATGAGAGAAATAGATAAAATAGCAGAAGGTTTATTCGAGAAGATTCGTGACCGATTTGAAGATGTTAGCCTAGGTGACGAAAACGCCAAGGCAACACAAAAACCGGAAGACGCACGTTTCTTTAATTTTGACTATGTAGTAGATGGCCATAATCACGGTAATATTACTATTAGTCTTATTGACGAAGTAGCACTTAAAATCTATTTTAGTAAAAATATCAGTCACGAACTTAACGAAGACGAAAAAAAGCAATGGTATAGTTTCTTACGTGAACTACGTGAATTTGCTCGCCGCAACATGCTGAGTTTCGATCCACGTGATATTACACGTAAAACATTAAAACATCGTGATGTACAACATGTAAGCAAAGCTGACAGTACCTACACCAAAGATGAAGTAGTTGCAGAAGGTCGTATGTACGGTACACGTCGTAGCAGTTACGAAAATGACGGCAATGTTAAACTCATTGTGCGTCACAGTGAAGCAGTTGATCCAGAACAACGTGGATCACGTGCTCGCAAAATTAACAGCATCTTTGTTGAAACAGCAGAAGGCGAGCGTTTTAAACTTCCATACAATAACTTAAAATATGCTCGTGCTATGGCACGCCACTGTAGTGAAGGTGGTAGCATCATGGATGATTTTGGACAACACATTACAGAAATTGCCTGTGAGTGCAGTAAACTACGTCCATTTAAAAGTAATATGATTCGTCGTACATTTGAAGATCAAGAAACACAAGCTATGGTAGAATCAGCATTTGAATATCATGGTCTATTAAATAATACACTTAAAAAAATGAGCGGACGTAAAGGTTACGCTCAATGTAAAGAGCAATTTGAAGCAACGAGTACAAGCTATATTCCAGAAGGTGAAGTAGATCTTGATGCATTGCGTGAACGTTTTGTTAAACGTACATTCAATGATAGATTAGAAGATGCACTACCATTGGTGCAAAAGGCATATGAAATGAAAAAACAAAATAAATTCGCACAACAATTTGAGTCTTGGGCTAACAATGTAGCCGAAGGGTGGGACGAAGACGAAGAAGGTGTTAAACAATGGGGTATTGAACCTATTAACATCGATGACCTAGCTGACCTTTTTGCTGAACCATTAGCATTAGGTGTAGATGGTGCTAACGCAACTACAGCGATTGGGGATATTATCCAAAATGATCAATTAGCAGACAAATTAGTACATGCTGCACAACAAAATCCAGAAGCAGATGCACGTGAAATTATTATCAGTTGGTTACATGATAACGTACCAGCAGTATACCAAGAGCTTGTAAATGAAATTGGTGACGTTAATACCATGGAAGAAGGTGATACATATGGCTCAGCAGATGGTGGCATGGACGGACAAGTTAATGATCAATTCGATCATTACAATGAAGATGAAGATGAAAGTGGCATGACAGCTGATCAGTTATATGATACAATACACCGTCGCATCATGCACGGATTACACGACGGTCAATTTAGTGATTTACTACGCAAACTTGGTCCAGATGGTATGATGGATGCAATACAACAACAAGCAGAATTCCATGAAGGCGCACACGAATGGGGCAGTAGTGATACCAGCGGCGCAATTAGAAGTATTTACAGACACGCTGGATTAGAGTTTCCAGAAATTGCAGAAGACCAATATAACGATGACTACAGCATGGAAGAAGCAGTAGGCGATGACTACGTTAATCGTGGTGAGAAAATGGCTCGAGCTGGTGCACGTCAAATGCCTAAAGAGCCTAGCTTATTAAACAAACTTAAAAGTATTCCTAAAGGTGCTAAAGCCTGGGTTAAAGGTCAACCAGATGATGACAAATCATTAGGTATTAGTGAAATGCGTAGATTAGCAGGTCTCAAGTAAAATAACAATAATATATCAATTAAGAAAAGGCAGAATTTTTTCTGCCTTTTTTGTTGGCCGATAAGTACACGTATGACTATATTAGAAGCTTTCTTTTGGCACGAATACCTACAACTGCAATGGAATGATAGACATTATCCTGTACTAGAAATTAAAGATGTAGTAGCTGTAAACTTTGCCGCAATGTTTGATCGTAACTATGCTATGATGGGTACAGATCAGTTAATATATCAGATACACAAAGTAGGAGTAGGCAAACGTTTTATCTTTATGTGTGAAGACGGAGTTAATCCGATACTTAGCGGTGGTGTTGAAATAATTAAAAACATTGTCAGTGAATTTAATCTAACACCCGAGACCTGTGTGGTATTCTGTAGAGATGAATTAGATATTCCCAATGTTACGCTGATCAAAGAAGACAGCATTAACATGTGGATACGCACACTATATCCTACAATTAAAGATGTACCTTTACACGTAGGCCCATTTAACAAAAAGTTTGCGGCTTGGTACCACAGAGGTACATTTTATAGACTACAGATTGCTCGCCAACTTTATACCAAATATAAAGATGATAGTTATATATCCTATCAGGAACATGGCATGTTACATGACCTACCGTTTATTAACTATTTTAAAGACGATATAGACTGGGCAAATGCTAATACTCCGATTGTATTTGATCAACTATTTCCGATGCGTGTATACAGTCACGAAATGATTGTGGGTGCAAGTAGAAAACCCTACGATGATTACTTTATGGAAATTGTAGTAGAAACCGACTGTGTAAGCAATACATGGATAACTGAAAAAACAGTTAAGAATTTATACATAGGTAAACCATTCCTAACTATGAGTGGCGCCAATAGTCTAGCACACGTACAAGAATTGGGTTTTAAAACATTTAGTCCTTGGTTTGACGAATCCTACGACAAGATTACCAATAACTATCAACGCTTTGAAGCAATCAAGCAAGAAATTGATAGAATAGCTGCAATGTCTATCGATGAAATTAATAGTATGTTCCAAGACATGTTGCCCACACTTGAATATAATAGACAGCATTATCTAGGGCTAATTAATCAATGAGTACAATATTATTAGCAGGAGACAGTTGGGGTATAGGGGTCTTTGAGGGAGTAGGCGACTCTTACGGGCCAACAGGTCAGGGCATACACACCTTGCTTGCAGATCAAGGACATACAGTAGTAAATATCAGCAAAGCGGGTGGTAGTAATTGGCTAATGCTTGATCGTATGGAAAATCTCTGGGGTAATACTGGACGTTGCTTATATGGGCATAGTCACGATCATGAACGTGTTGACATTCCTTGGACAACCATAGATTATATAGTATTTCTACAAACAGATATATTTCGCGAACGCTACTTATATGTGCCCAAGGACGATACCGATACTAGATTAACATGGAAAGCCTTAGAAAAACCGTTTGTTGATCTACTATGTGAGTACAACAGTATCGGTGATATTATCGACGATTATTTTGCCAAATTCTACTCAAAATTAAACGAAATAGCACAAAAACACAATAAAAAAGTCTTAATGTTAGGTTGTTGGAGTCAATTGCATCCTAGTATTGATAGTTACAGTAATCTAGTAGCAGTAATACCTAGTGCTACTAAACTGTTAATACCAGAACTAGAAGAAGATGTATATTTGAGTGATCCAGAATGGTACAGTCAACTTGCTGATACTCCTAGATTTATGGATAAATTTAGCAATGAATTTAAACCTATGTCGATACAAGCCGCAGACAAACTCGAACTAATATATAGCAATTGGAAAGAAGTACACCCAAACATACACGGTTACCAAAAATTGGTAGATCGGATAATCACCTTTGGTGAAATTACTCCGTAATCTCTCTTGAGAGATAAATAGTATTAACGTATAGTATATAAATGCACTATACGTTTAGGCATATTAAAGACCAACTTAAATTAAAGGAAAAACATTATGGCAACATCATTAGCAGAAATTCGCGCAAAGTTACAAGCATCAGAAAACCGTGGTACAGGTGGTAATTCACAAGGTGGTGGCGATAACGCCATTTACGCACATTGGAATATTGCAGAGGGCACATCAGCTCGTGTAAGATTCCTTCCAGACGCAGATCCAAAGAATACATTTTTCTGGGTAGAACGCAACATGATCAACTTAACCTTTGCAGGTGTTAAGGGTCAAACAGATAGTAAACCAGTTACAGTACAAGTACCTTGCGTTGAAATGTGGGGAGATGCATGTCCAATTCTTGCAGAAGTACGTACATGGTTCAAAGATCCAAGTCTAGAAGAAATGGGTCGTAAGTACTGGAAAAAGAAATCATACTTATTCCAAGGTTTTGTACGTGAAAACCCAATTGCAGATGACCAAACACCAGCGAATCCAATTCGTCGCTTTATCATTAGCCCACAGATCTTTAACCTAGTGAAATCAGCATTGATGGATCCAGAGTTAGAAAACTTACCAACAGACTACCAAGGTGGTTTGGACTTTACTGTTACTAAAACAAGTAAAGGTGGTTATTCAGATTATTCAACTTCAAAATGGTCACGTAAAGAAAGTGCATTGACTGTAGACGAAGCAGAAGCAATTGAAAAGAATGGCTTGTTTAATCTAAGCGACTTCTTACCAAAACGCCCAAGCGCACAAGAGCTTACAATCATCAAAGAAATGTTTGAAGCAAGTGTTGACGGTCAACCATATGATACAGACAAATGGGGTGCTTACTACCGTCCACGTGGCGTTAGTGCTCCAGCAGGTGCTGCAACAGCGGCTCCAGCAGTTACACAAGCTCAAGCAACTCCAGCAGCAAGTGTAGTTGAATCAGAGCATGTTGATTCAGTTGATGTACCATTTGAAGCAGATGAAGTGGCAGTTAGTGCTCCAACAGCACCGATCGCAACTCCGGCGGCTGGTAGTCAACGTGCTGAAGACATCCTAGCGATGATTCGCAACCGTCAAAAATCAGTATAAAATGGATTGGGGCAATTCTGCCCTAATACGTATGAATTTTTCTTTAAACTTTCAGAGATCTGGTGACACACTACCATTTGAGGTAGTGTGCAACCACGATTTGTTTAGGTATTTTGTAGACACTGCAAACAATAAAGGTGAAAATGAATTTCATTTTACTCAATCTGATGCCGGTACTATAGAAGAGTTAGTTGCAAAACTAGATACTCTATTAAACAAGATAAATCCAATATTAAGCAACTTGATGGATACAACGTTTAATACCTGCAACAATTTTGAAAATTATTTAGATCAATCATACTTAAATAGAATACACGCTGAATGGGTTAAATCTCAAAGTTATGTGATTAATATCGATAATTTAAGATCCAATGATAAAACAGCTACGTTTGGTAACTACCTACATGAGCAATATCCAGATGAAATACGAAACATACGCATAGCCGAAGCATTAGATAAACTAGGTTTTTTGTTAGACTACGAAGCTATTAATATAACTATACACCATTTAGAAAGTCGGTTTAATAATCAATATTTAGAGCTTGATGCACCGGGCAAGTGGGATATGTTTGATAATCCTTATAAGGATACAATGACCACTAATAATGATGTAACTAATTTTAATTTTGGGTATACATATCTTGGTAGACAATGTTATAATAAATGGGAATACTTTGATTCTGAATTAGAGTGTGATGATCATTATAATTATCAAACATTGGAATTTAGTTTTAATATCAATTTATCAAGACCGCAGTCTATACCATTTAGTGCAGAATTTTTAGATTGGTGTACTAAGCATAAAATAAAACCGGTTGGGAATCAATTACCGATTGCTAACTTAATAGATATAGAGAATAACTTGTTTAATTACAGAAAAATTATCTATAGAAATTTAAGAGATAAAAATCCAGCAACAATTAATATCAAGGAGTAATCATGGCAAAACCATATGACATTAGTAAATTTAGAAAAAGTATTACAAAAGCTATTCCAGGAATGGGCATTGGCTTTAATGATCCAACTGATTGGATCTCAACAGGCAATTACACATTAAACTATCTATTAAGCGGTGACTTTAATAAAGGCATTCCACTTGGTAAAGTAACTGTGTTTGCAGGTGAATCTGGTGCAGGTAAATCATTTATCTGTTCAGGTAACATTGTACGTCACGCACAAGAGCAAGGCATTTATGTAATCTTAATTGATACTGAAAATGCGCTTGATGAGGCTTGGTTACATGCGTTAGGAGTAGACACTTCAGAGGACAAATTGCTAAAACTGAACATGGCTATGATTGACGATGTAGCCAAGGTTATCAGTGACTTTGTTAAAGAGTATCGCACACTTGACGAAGCAGATCGTCCTAAGGTCCTATTTGTACTTGACTCATTGGGTATGATGTTAACTCCGACAGACGTTAACCAGTTTGAAGCAGGTGAAATGAAAGGTGATATGGGTCGTAAACCTAAAGCACTTACAGCACTTGTTCGTAACTGTGTAAACATGTTTGGTACATTAAACCTGGGCCTAGTAGCAACTAATCATACCTACGCAAGTCAAGATATGTTTGACCCTGATGATAAAATTTCAGGTGGTCAGGGCTTTATCTACGCTTCAAGTATTGTAGTAGCTATGCGTAAACTTAAACTTAAAACAGACGCTGATGGTAATAAGACCAGTGAAGTACATGGCATTCGTGCTGCTTGTAAGATTATGAAAACTCGTTATGCTAAACCGTTCGAGTCAGTACAAGTAGAAATTCCATATGAAACTGGCATGAGTCCTTACAGTGGTATGGTTGATATGCTAGAAGGTAAAGGCATGCTAACTAAAGAAGGCAACAGTTTAGTCTACAAACTTGCTGATGGTACTGTTATTAAGAAATTCCGCAAAGCATGGGAACGTAACGAAGATGAAAGTCTGGATCGAGTTATGAAAGAAATTTCGAGTAATGTTAACCCTTTGCTAAGTACTGAAGCTGTAGAAGTTACAGATGAAGAATTATCCGACAACACAGCACAAGTAGAAGGAAACGAAGAATGAGTTTAGAAGTTGATATCTTAGGTGAAATGTGGTTAACTTGTAAAGAGTACATTAACCCTAAAGATAAACAAGCGGCCGCAGACCATGTGATCAGTGTAGTAGCTGATCACAGCATTACCGAAGCTGATCTTAAAAAGTTTGGTGGAACTGATAGTTATCTTAAACGTGCAGTAGAAGAATATCTAGGCGAAGATGACGATGCAGAATACGCAGACGACGAAGGAAGCGACGACTACTAATGTGGTACAATAAAGTAGTTCAAAGTATTGCTAATTTACCAGACTTCATTGACTACTATTCTAAGGAATTAGAAGCAGCCAAACGTGAAGTCAGCGTATACGGCAATATTGAAAAGAACTTGGCCGCACTTCCGGGCATCACAGAGCAACGCTTCAATCAGCTACAGGAGATTGAAGCGGTGCTCAACCTCTTGAACATTCGTTTGAGAAAAATTCGTAAGGATCACTTTAAAAAATACCTAGAAGGCTACGCACGTGCGCTTACTTCACGTGATGCTGAAAAATACGTAGATGGCGAAGATGAAGTTATTGATATGGAAACTATTATTAACGAAGTAGCCTTACTGCGTAACAAATGGCTAGGTATCATGAAAGGCTTAGAAAGCAAGAATTTTATGTTAGGTCACGTGACTAGATTGCGTACCGCAGGTATGGAAGATGCAAGTATACACTAACGTAGATGACTTATTAGAAGAATGGGAAGTGTTAAAACACAAACAATACCCCAATCCATCAAATAAAGATCAAGTAATGGCATTTGTCTGTTGGAAAATGACCATCGAAGATTATGCTAAAGATCTGCGTACAAGTAGATTAGAAAATAATAAAGATAAAGAACACAAATGTACTAAGAACTTTATTGATGCATATACACAATTTAGTAAAGACTATGTATTTAAGGTATTAACAGATGACCACCAGACACAGTCTTAAAATATTAACCCAACTGCGTGAATATGATAGTTTCTTAGATAGTTTATCTACTATTGCTGACATGGGCTGTGGTTCGGGCGAGGATATCACTTGGTGGGCTACCCTTACTACACGCGATGACCCACCGGAACCTTATAATTATAATTGTTTTGCTATCGATCGTGATGGTAGTAAACTTGCACAGATACCCAATTTACCCAATCTTAGAAAAGTAGAGCAAGATTTTAATTTACCCTGTGTTCCGGTGCAGATTGATCTACTTTGGTCACATGACAGCTTACAATACAGCACGAATCCGTTGGCAACATTAAAACATTGGAACGAATCGATGAATGTTAATGGTATGCTGGTATTAACTGTACCACAGCATAGTGGCGTAGAATATAACAAATATTATAGCAGAACTCATAGTGGTTGTTTTTATCACCATACCCCAACAACTTTGATATACATGTTAGCAGTCAATGGCTTTGATTGTAGAGATGCATACCTACTAAAAGAATTTAATGATCCTTGGATACAAATGGCTGTGTATAAATCAGGCATCGCACCAATGGATCCAGCAACAACCACATGGTTTGATTTAATTGATGCTGGACTGTTACATCCTAGTATAGTTAATAGTATTACAAAAAATGGTCATTTACGTCAGGAAGAAATAGTAATGCCATGGCTTGATCGAGAAAATTACTTTGTTGATTATGTAAGTACTTGGACAGAAGTGCCTGCAGAAGCCGAAACTACAGTAGACGGTATAGTTAATACTCAAATTGAGTCAAGTGAATCCAAGATAAAACAGGCTATGCCTAAAACTGTTGAAACTAAAATTCTTAAACCTATTGGCGTTATGCGCCCACCAAAGAAAAAATATGATTAATCGTGTTGTATTAGTTACTGGTGGATTTGATCCACTGCACTCAGGACATATTGAATATTTCAAAGCCGCAAAGGCTTTGGGAAATACTCTAGTAGTAGGAGTTAACAGCGACAGTTGGTTAGAACGCAAGAAAGGTCGTGCGTTTATGCCTAGTACAGAACGCATTAACATCATCCAAACACTAAGAATGGTTGACCATTGTATACTGTTTAATGACAACGATGGTAGTGCCATTGAAGCAATTAATAATGTTAAGATGATGTATCCTAACAGCCATATTATATTTGCCAACGGCGGTGATAGAACAGGCAAAAACATCCCAGAAATGTCCGTTAAAGATGTTGAATTTGTGTTTGGCGTTGGCGGCGATAACAAAATGAATTCAAGCAGTTGGATTCTTGAAGAATGGAAAGCTCCTAAGACAGAACGTCCGTGGGGTTACTATCGTGTACTACAAGATGTAGCTGGTACCAAAGTTAAAGAACTTACTATAGAGCCTGGTAAGACACTAACAATGCAACGTCATTATAATCGTGCCGAACATTGGCATGTTAGTTACGGTATGTGCCAAGTAGAACTAGATGATCGTACATTCACACTACAGCATCATGATCACTATCATGTCGAACCAGAACAGTGGCACAGACTACACAATCCATTCGCTCAACCTTGTAAAATAGTTGAAATACAGTACGGCGACTACTGTGGTGAAGATGATATAGAACGCAAATAGTAGTTGACATCAGCTGAAAATTATGTTATTATAATATTTTATCAACAACCTTAGGACAATAAATGGCCGCTAAAAAACATTCTGTAGAAATCTACAATATTGATGATGCTCTTGCAGTATTTGACAATAACCAATTCCAACTAATTTTAGCCGCAGCCGTCCGTGCTCGTGAAATTGCTACAGCTCGTACTATTGCAGAGCGTGCTGGTAGTAACATTAAATATCCAACACGTCATAGTGTACAGGCCCTAGTTGAATTTGCTGAAGGCAAGATTGGCAAAGAATACTTAAACAAGGTCAAAAAGTAGTTGACTAAATACAATTTCCGTTGTATAATAGTTTTTGAAATGCAGGTGTGGAGAAATAGGTATACTCAGCAGACTTAAAATCTGCCGGCGCAAGCCATGGCGGTTCGACCCCGCCCACCTGTACCAAGTTTTAGGGCCTCAAGCATAAACCCGGTATACGCACCCGACTCATAATCGGAAGACAGTGAGTTCGAATCTCACGGGGCCCACCAAATAATTAAGGATGTCTATGACAAACGAAGAATACGAACAAGCAATTAAAGAGTTTTTAGCCAATGGTGGCGAGATTAAGCAAATTGCTCGTGGTGTACAAAGCGAAACAAGTACTACAAACTTCTGGGGTGCCCCTAAGAAGAAGAAAGCAGAAGACCCAACTCCCGAATCAAATGCAGATATTGAATAAGTTTTTAAGTCTTTTTAAAAAGAAATTAATATTAGTAGGCAGTCGTACTAATCTGTACGATATCATTGATGCTGCAACAGCAAGTAATTATCATATTATTGGTATATTAGATAGCCACTTTTATGGTAACACTGCTGAAATATGCGGTATCCCTGTAATAGGCAGTGAGCAAGAACTATTAGATCCCAGCAGTAAATGGCGCAAGTATAATTTCTTTCCTGCCAATTGGTGGGATGGAAAACAGGCCATTGGTAAAAATACCTATGATGGTGAAAAATTACGTAAAGAGCGTATTGATCTATTAGATCGTAGCGGTGTTCGTGTTATTAATTTAATCAATGACAAGAAAATACATTGGTTTAACCATAAGCGTAATCTTAAATTAGGCAAAGGTATACTAATTTTAAGTAATACCAGTATAGGTGCTAATGTAACGATTGGGGACTACAGTGTCATTGATTGGACTTGCTCGTTGTTATTTACTAACATAGGACGTAACAGTATAATTGGCTCGCACACAATTTTAGCGCACTGTGAAGTCGGTGATGATGTGCGTATAGGTGTACGTAGTGTGCTGATACCTAGTAGAACAAAGAATGTACTTACAGTAGGAGATCGTGCTATTGTCTATATCGGTAGCACAGTGTTAGACAATGTGCCCTCAGACAGTGTGTACACAATGCACGGAAAAACGAGAACTCGTTTTAAAAAATCAACCTAGGGAATAAACTATGTTTTTTGAATGGTACTGGGCTAATCTAGCCGGAATAATAATGGTAATGATAGGTTGTTTGGTCTTTACAGTATGGATTCATCGTTCGTGGAGTCATAGAGGTATCGATGTAAGTCCCAGTGTTGCTAATTTTAGTCGCATATGGTTATGGATGATTGGTTGGTACTGGCCAAATCTAATACAGCACTTTGCGGCAACACATCGTAAACATCATGCACGTTCTGATCAAGTAGATGATCCGCACAGTCCGCACTACTATACATTTAAAGAATTAGTATTAGACAAAGTTGATACGCAAAGTGATTCTAGTCGCCCCTACTATATGCCTAAAGAAGAAGTGGCTAAATGGGCCGGAGATGTTCCGCAGTACAATGATTGGCTGGAACAAAACATTTTTAGAACATATCCCACTAAAGGTCCGTGGATATTAGCAACACTGTACTTGATTGTGTTTGGATGGTTGGGACTGTTGGTTGGTTTAGT